GAAACTGATTTAGTAATTGGTTCTTCTACATTAATCAGAATCCCTGTCAACTTAACTCGCGGTGTACATTCTGCTCAATACCTCTGCTATGATCCCTATGCCCCCATCCACTCCCGCTCTGTGGCAAATACTGTTGATGCCCCTGTAACAGCCATTGAAGCATTTTCACATGATATAGACTTAAGTTTTACTACTCTTGCTCAAAAGAGAAGTACCATCTTTATCTATGCTTCTGAAGGTGACATTAACAGTAAGAAAGAATTATCTTTATAAAGGGTTAAATTAAAATAAAATATTAATTTTATTTTATTTTATTTTATTTAATTTCCATAATCAAAGCCTTGAAGACCAACTAAACCTTGAATATTCGATTCGCCAACAATTTCTGTTTGATATTTAATTTTAGTTGTATCAGGTTCTCTCATAAAAATAATATTAGCAACAGATGGTAAAGTACGTTCTAAATTCTTAGTATTAATTGGTAAAGGAGGACCAACAGGTTGTGTAGAAATGTCTCTTAAATAGCCAACTTTTTGATCTACATTAGAAACAATTGTTGGTAAAATTTCACCAACTACATTACAATTTAAATCTTTTATTTGACCTTGGATATCATATGGTAAGTGTCTTGCATATTCAATAAAAACATATCTCATTACAATTATTAAATCTTCTTCTTTTTGATTACAAATTAAAAATTGTTTATTTGTTTTTTTATATACAGTCATTATTAATTGTTTATTTATTAAAGCTATATTTTCTTTTGAAAAGAATTGTGTTTCTAATTCTCCAATATTATATTCGTCAGTTTTTAATTCACGTTTAATTAATAGTTTTCTTAATGCTTGTCCTTTTTTATTATCGGAAAAATAACCTACAGGAAATTCTTCAAAATTATATTTTGGATATTTTGCTCCAGACATTAATATAAATTAGATTATATTTTTTATAATCTAATATATAAATAAAAAAATTTAAGTAAATGAGTATGTTTCTATTATATTTATTTCTTCAGGTAATATCTTTTCAAAATACGAATATAATGTAGATGGAAATACAAGGTCTTCTATTAAAGAATCTTTCTCTTTAGTTCTATTTATTATTTCTTTACTTCTTGTTAATATTTTCTTTTTATTACCTTCTGTTCCTAAATAAATTACCCATTCATATTCATCAAATCTTCTTTGTCTTATCATTAAACTACCATCAACATATGAAGGTTTATTAAATAAACTAAAATTTTCTTTTTCAAATTTTGATAATAATGTTCCTACTTTATTATGTACATATTCTTTAAAATGTAATGGTATTGCATCTATAAAATTAGAATTTACTTGAATCGAATTATGAATATTTGATATAAGTGTTTTAATTGTATCATCTAATTGATTACCATTTTCATGAACGAAACTATTACCAGTATTTTCTAAAATACTTAATAGCTTAGGTTGTAATAAATTATTAAAATTTGTTAAACCTGAATTAATATCTTTATAAATATTTCCATAAATCTTAAATTTCATTAAATCAGTTTTTTTATAATCTTTAATATCTGCGTAATTAGAATCAATTACTAATAAATAACCATAATTTGGTACATAATAATCAATATTATTTATTTTATATACCCAGCAACTCTTTCCAGTACCATCTGTTTGAACATCTTTTATAAATATATTATTTTCTAAACTAAATGTGTCAAAGTAAATATTATTTTTTTGTAGGACAGAACAAGCATATATTAATTGAAATAATATAGAACGCCATACGTTTGGATTATGATAACCTGTAGCAATCATTTTTTGTACAGAACCATATGATTGATATACTTTTGAATTCCATTTTATAATATTTGTATTAGGAGCTTCCGTTAAAACAATTAATAATTTAGAATCATTTACTGTTAAATCAATTTTACTTTCTGGTTTTTTAACTGGTTCAAGTCCCATTTTAGTTTTCAATTCTTCAATTTCACTTTTAATTTCACTTAATCTTTCTCTATCTTCTTCACCAGAACTTCTTGTTGTTTTTCTTTTGATTTCTGCATAATTTTTATTTAATAAACTAATTGGTATTTTATTTGGTAAACCCATTCCGCTTGGCATTATTCCAAAAGCTATATCATCAATTGTTAAAGCATATTTATTAATCTTTTTATTGTTTTCTTTTTGCTCTAGAAATCCTAATTTATCTTTTTCTTTCTTTACCGCATTTAATTTATCAAAACCAATTTTAGATTCAGTGTCAAATACATATAAAAGCATATTGATAAAATTTGGAGATACTTTTTGTTTTATTATTGTATCTACCCATTTATAATATTCAACATCCCTCCATACATCAAAATTATTACAATCTAAACCTTCTACAGTGAAACATTTAGTAGCACCCATAGATAGTTGATATATTCTTATATTTATTGCAATAGATGTTGGTGTTGCTTTAAGACTACGATTTTCACTATTATATCTTATAGGATATGCACTTCTATATAATAAAAAACCGCTAGGCATATTATCGTAAGGATTTTTTTGTAATGAATATGGATTTACATCATATATTTTAATCCAAGATAAAAGAGATTTTTTACTACCTTGAATTGTAAAATCTTCTCCATCGTATTTATCTAATATACTATTTCTAATAAATTTTTTTATTACTTCTCTTTCTTTAGTTGTTAAGAAAGAATAAACTGTTTTTTCACTTGGTAATACATCTTCGTAAATTTTATTTATATATGAATGATTTCCTAGAGGATCACTTAATGAAATATTATAATATTTATTAATCGAAGGTTGCATAGGAACTTGTGAATAGGGGAACATTTTACTAATCATTGAACCATTTGGGTCATATAAAGGTATAAATCCAGGGGGAACATCTGTTGGTGCTTTTTCAAAATCAATATTTTCCATTGTCTTAGTAGATTCAAACTTTTCTTCTGGTATTGTTACCTCTGGTTCCTTCGGTTTATAAGGTGGTTTTGAATCAGGATTATACGCTGGTTTATAAGGTGGTTTTGAATCAGGATTATACGCTGGTTTATAAGGTGGTTTTGAATCAGGATTATACGCTGGTTTATAAGGCGGTTTTGAATCAGGATTATAGGCTGGTTTATAAGGCGGTCTTGAATCAGGATTATAGGCTGGTTTATAAGGCGGTCTTGAATCAGAATCAGAATTTGAATTTGAATCAGGATTATAGGCTGGTTTATAAGGTGGTTTTGAATCAGGATTGTAGGCTGGTTTATAAGGTGGTTTTGAATCAGGATTATAAGCTGGTTTTTTATTAGGATTATAGGCAGGTTTGTCCCAAGGTTTTAATGTTCTGGTATCTGCTTTAGGTGGATTATTTATATTTTCTACTTTTTTAACATCGTGAGGTATAAATGACTCTGGTTCTTTCTTTTCAATCTTTGTAGCATTTATTTCTTCTGCTTTTTTCGTATCATGTGTTATGAAACTTTCTGGTTTATCATCTGGACCATATGGATTTTCAAAGCTTTTATCATTGCCACCTTTCATAGATTTAAAATTATTATCACCTTTCATAGATTTAAAATTATTATCACCTTTCATAGATTTAAAATTATTATCACCTTTCATAGATTTAAAATCAGTATCTGATTTAGTTAAAGATTTATATAATTCAAGTCCTATTTCTTCTTTTTTAATTTTTTGTGTTCTATTAATCTTTGTCTCTTTTTCAGGAAGTACTTTTATTAATCTTTTTAGATAATTATTTTTACCATTAAATTCTTCTACAGAGTCTTCTATAGATTCTTCTACAGATTCTTTAACTTCTTGTTTATTAGTATCTTTAAAACTACTAAAATAACTATCATCTAACATTTTACTTGGAGTTTCAATTATTACATTTTTATTTAAATAAAATTTATTATTTTTCATTCCTCTTAAATTAGGTGGTATAATTTTATCTAGAAATTTTTTTGTTTCTAAATCACAATTTGAAAGTAAATTTTCCGAATTTAAATGAGATGTTTCAATTAGTGAATTTAAAAAAGTATGAATATCAAAATAATCATTTAATTCATCAATATATGGTACATCTGTGTCTCTTTGATTTAATATACCATAATATTTAGGTAATATAGATTTTTCAAAATTACCTATCTTAATTTCAAAATCAATATCTAATAGTTTCCATTTTTTATTACCATATTCATAAACAAATGTTTCTTTATCTTTTTTATTATAAATTAAAATATTCTCAATTGTTAAATTATTATGTCTAAAACCAGGAAATTCTTTTTGAATAACTGCTAATGTATGAATTATTTGAAATAATAAAGATTTATAATTACATTTATTTTTATTTAAATATTCTTTAAGTATTATTGATTTTTGAAAATGTTCCCTAATACGAACTGATAATTTATTACTTATTTCATCAAATTCAATTTTATCATTAAGTTCTTTATAAATTGGTGTCGCTTTTAATATATGTTCTAATTTATTAAAATTAATATCAAAATTTATAATAGGTAACAAAATATGTGTAGTTTTTTTTTGTAAAACTAATTGACTTAATAAATAAGAGAATAATGAATCATTATTAGCAAAATTATTTAAACTTTTTTCATCGTTATAATATGGACCAATTTTAATTGTTACTGGATAACTATCTGATAACCATTTCATATAAATAATTAAATCTTTATTATTTACATCCATTAGAGAAAATTTACCTGTTTCTAATTCTGTCATTATTTTTTCACATTCGGTTTCATCTGTTACTTTAATATCATCAATAGTTATTTTACCTATTTTAATATTATCTATTTCAAAACAATTTGTAAAATTACTATTATAACAAAAATTATAAAGTAAATAAATTTTTTCTTCCATTATATATAATTATATTTTTTTATCCCAATTATGTTAACTTAATTATGTTAACTCTTAATTAACAAAAGATGGTTTACAATTCCAAAATATCTAAATTATATTGATAATCATTCCCTTTAATATAATTAGAAAATAGATAAATTAATCTGATAATATAAGCTTCAAAACATTCTATATGTCTAGTTCCTTGAGATTTTCTCAATTCGAAAATAGATGTAATTTCTATTATATGTGATTTAATATTAATATCTTCAAAATACATTAATAATTTTCTCATTATCTCACTAATTATTTCTTGTGTTGATATATTTGTTATTGACAATTTATAAAATAATTCTCTACATTTTTTAATTACACGATAGGCTTTCTTACTAGTGTAATTATTTTTATTTATTATCATTTCAACTATTTCTAAAATAATATTATCTTTATTATTTATAAACTCACATCCATTATTTTTTAACTCTAATAACCAAATTGCGTTATAAATTTTTTGATTACTGTTTATTAAAATATCTGATAAATTTGGTGTATCTAATATAATATTTTCTGTTTGGCATATTTGTAATAATGTATTTATAATTTGAATATTATTTGGTAAAGGAACTCTGATTTCAATACATCTGGAACGTAATGGTTCTATCATTTTTGATAATTGATCACAAATAAAAATAAATTTACAAGTATCTGCATATTTTTCCATAGTTCTTCTTAGAGATGCTTGTGCTGTATTAGATAAATTATCTATTTTATTAATTATTACAATCTTAAATAAACGCTTATATTTTAATATATTAAGTATTTCTGTTTTTGCATAATTTTGAATAATCTCTTGAATTAAATATTTGTCAAATCCATTTGAATTTGGTTCTATTACTATATGAAATTTAGATTGTTTGATTTTAACTTTTGTTTTCGAATTTCCATAACCATTAATTGTATATTCTATTTCATTAAGTTCAGTATTATTTTTTCCATATATTTTTTCTAATAATTTATTTACTAAAAATTCTTTACCAGAACCACTTTTACCATATACAACTAAATGTTGAAAATTAGCATATCTCCATATACCTCTTTCTAAATTTGAAATTATTTCGGAGAATTCTCCAATTGGTTTTTCTACTATTTTATCAATTCGTGAATAAATTTCATTGTGTGTATCAAAGCTTTCTAAAATTTTATCAATTATTGAAAGATGCCAAATATATTGATTTGAATCTTTATAATATTTATCTACTAAGAACATTAGTAATATAATATTTACTTCTTTATAATAAATATAAAAAAAAATTATAATAAATATAAAAAAAGTTATAATAAATATATGATAGTAAATTTTGATGATTTAGAAGATATAAAATTAGATAAAAATTGTCTTAGAATTATTATAATTGGAGGAATTATAATAGCTGTATCTTATGTATTTATAAATAATTTTATTTTGTAAGAGGAAAAAATTGACTATACAAGTACTTATATAAATGTTGAATATTTTATGACACTTATTAAATACACTCAAGATTATATTGATCTTAAAAAGGTTAACCAAGATTTACTTGGTCAAATTATTACAGTGATAGGTACAATTCGTTCTATTAGAACATCTGCTGATAGAACTTTTATTGATTTTGTTGACGGTTCTACCTCAACACCAACTTCTTTAATGACTGAAGATAAAGATCATATTGCCAAACTAAAAATTTTGTGTAGAGGTGCGTCTCTAGGAGTATCAGGAGAGGTTGTAAAACATCCAGTTAAAGAAGGCTTAATTGAAGTTATTATCAAAACGATTTTTCATATTGGACCAATTGCAGATCCTGTAAAGTATATTCTAAATGCTAAAGGGGCTTCCCTAGAAGTTCTACGCACTCATAAAATTGCACGTCTAAAAAGTATAACTCAATTAGCTGTTCAGAGAGTGAGGTCTGGTTTGTCTACTGCTCTTCATAATTTTTTTGAAACACTTGGTTTTAAACTTCTAAATCCAAACGTCGTTACTACAGCTGATTGTGAAGGTGGTGGCGAGCAATTTACAATCACTACACAAATTAAAAAGGATAAAGAAAAACTTGAAGTTGATTTTTCTAAAGATTTCTTTCTAAAACCAGCTTTCTTAACAGTATCATCGCAACTACAATTAGAAGCATTTGCTCATGCTTTAATGAAGGTGTGGACTTGCAATAAGTCATTTCGTGCAGAAAAGTCAAAAACATCTCGTCATGTTGCTGAATTTGAACATTATGAATGGGAAACAGTTTATGTTGGAGATGGTCTTAAAAAACTTCTTGACTTAAACGAACATATTACTCAATATTGTATTCAATATGTTTTAGATTTTCATAAGGATGACCTTACAGTACTTGATAGTAAATTTATTTCATTAGGACTGATTAAGAGACTACAAGAACATATTTCTAAACCTTATATAAGAATAACTTATGATGAAGCACTTGCGATTCTAACAGAAAAGAAAGCAGAAATTTCTGTAGATATTCCTAAATGGGGTGATGATTTGGGTTCAATTTGTGAAATGTTTATTGCAGAAAAAGTATTTGCACATCCAGTTCTTGTTTATAACTATCCTAAAAATCTAAAATCATTTTATATGAAGCAAAATGATGATGGACGAACTGTTCAATCTTGTGACCTGCTTTTTCCTGGATTGGGTGAAGTAATTGGTTCTTCAGTAAGAGAAAATATGCTTGATAAACTATTGTCAGTTGTGTCAGAACGAAAAATGGATATATCATCATTACAGTGGTATATTGATTTGCGTAAAGATGGTTCATTGCCTACATTTGGAGCGGGTCTTGGATTTGATAGACTTGTACGTATTTGTACTGGAATGGAAAATATTCGTGATGTAATTCCAATTCCTGTTGCATATGAAGAATGTGAATACTAAAAAATTGATGTAAAATCAATTAATCTATATTTCTTTTAATATTTATAATGGGTAATATATGTAATTTACAAAATAATAAAAAAGAAGCTGTTAAAGTTTTAGAACCAATTGTTGAACCAGTAGTAGAACCAATTTTAGTAGAACCAGTTTTAGAACCAATTATTGAACCAGTAGTAGAACCAGTAGTAGAACCAGTTGTTGAACCAGTTGTTGAACCAGTTGTTGAACTAATTGTAGAACCAATTGTAGAACCAGTTGTAGAACCAGTTGTAGAACCAATTGTAGAACCAATTGTAGAACCAGTTGTAGAACCAGTTGTTGAAATAATAAATAATCCTACAATACCTTCAGACGAAGAATTTGTAAATTATTTAAGTAGCTTATGGAGTAATGATAAAGATAATAATAGAATTTTAAATAATTTACCTTATGTGGATGAAATTAGTGATGAAAATTTAAAGATTTTTCAAGATAAAGTGGAGACAAATTTTGAAAAATTAAATATTATAGCCAATTTTAATTATTTAAATCAATTAGAAAAAGAAGTAAGATTAAATAAAAATGATATTACAATAGATGATTTAAAATTTACTTATTTAGCATTAAAAGATTTAGAATCAAATAATGAAATTAATAATGTTTTAATGGCAAAAATAAATAAAGTTCGTATTTGTCCTGTTATTAAAGATATTATGATTAATAAATTAAATATTAAAAATTATAGATTTCTCCAGTTACATTCTAAAACTCTAAAACTAATAGATCGATTATGGTGTTTAAAAGTTGCAGATATAGTTAGATTATTAGATACTAATATATTTAAATCATCTTTATTAAGAGAAATGAATTCTTCTGTAGTTATAACTGCTTCAGCAAATACTACATCTAGAGAAAATGTAGTATTAATTGATATTGAAAAAGCTTTTGATTCGTGTGATTTTGATGTAGTTGAAACATTATTATATAGAAATTTATGTAGGCGAACGGAAGAACCAATTGCTAAAAAATTAACTTCTGAATATATGTATTTGATAAGACAAAGAACAATTTATTTCAATGATAAAGTTATTAATTATAAAAGAGGAATCCCAACTGGATTACCATCTTCTAATATTATTTTCAGTTTAATTATGGATGAGATTATTCATGAGTGGTTAACTAATAATAATGAACTATTTAAAATTGATAAAGATTTTATTATAAATATATTTGTGGATGATATTTATATGAAAATTATTAATTTTTCTATTAAAGATATATTAGTGAAAACATTAGTTGATATTTTTAGTAAATATAAATTTAATGTTAATTTTGAAAAATGTAAAGCAGATGAAAATCTAAAAATAGAATTTTTTACAAATCTTGAAGAAACTGATTATTATTTGGGTATCCCTTTTACAAGAGATTTTAAAAAATATACTGAATTAATTCTAAAAAAATATAATTGTTTAAATAACACACAATGTACATATAAACAATTATATGATAAAATTAAAAATGAAAATCCTGATAAAAAATTAATATATGGATATTTTAATTATAAATTGAAACCACTTATGTTAGAAGATGATTTAATTACATTTATGGAGAAAAAAATATTAGTTGAAGTACAAACTACTACTAACGTACAGTCTGTTGAAGCACTACATGTTGTTATTTATATAAAACCAATTGAAGAGCAGTCAAATGAGGTACAACAAATAGAGATTGATGATAAATAGTTTACTTTAAAAAATTGATTATTACATTCATTAAAATTATATTCTACTGAATTAATTATTAATGTATGTTTTTTATTCCAGATGCAGACTACTTCAAGGATTTTAATATGATGTTGAATGATAACATTATTGATTGTTTTCTTGATGGTTCTTCAAATATAATAGAATCAAATCTGAAAGATATAAATATTAAATATACAGAAATTGTACCGATTGAAAAACAAGAAAAATTGAATAAAAATAAAATTCTAGATTATAATTTAAATTATAATGGATCTTACATTATTAGAAATGTTAAATCAAATAAAATCAACAGAAATTGTAAAAATACAAGAGATAACCCTGTCACACAAATTAATGATGATATTAGGCCTGCTAGATTCAAAAGAAACAATTTATCTAAACAAAAATAATTTAGAAGTATATAAAGTAAAAAATGTTTCTGATAAATGTTTTAAATGTAATAAACCTCCAAAATATTTAAATAATGATTCTAAACAATTATTTTGTTGGATACATAGTATAGAATAAAAAAATTTGAAATATAATCGTTTTCATTATTAATTTATAATTATCAATGAAAACTATAGAAACACTTAAAGAAATATATCCCAAAATTAATTCGTTACTTGGTGAAATAGATGCAGTAATAAAAGAAGATTCCAAAAAAGTAAAGAAGGAATACAATAATAATATAACAGAAACTAAAATAACTCTTTTAAAGGAAATATGTGCAGGTGAAGAATTAAATTTTGATAAACTTAAAATGAAATATCTAACTGAAAAAGAAAGAAAAAATGTATTAGATACATCTGAAATAAAAGAAGTAATTAATGAAGTATTATTAGATACAATAACTATAAATAATAAAAATTATTTTTATGAAAATAAAGAAAAAGGTATAATTTTTGATACAAAATCTAAACCTGTTGGCTTTTTTAAGAATGGAGTACATGTATTAACTTAAAAATTATAATGAATTAATAATTTCTACTAATCTTAATATTGACTTCTTGTTCCATAAGACATATTTTTTATTAAATTGTGATACATTTTTTTCATTATATTTTTTATTTATAAATGTATCACAAAATAACTTTAAATCTGTATAACCTCCTAATAATAAAGAATCATTTGTTTTAGTTTTCTTCAAATAAATTTGAGGGAAAGTATTAATTTCGGAAGTAACATATTTATTTTTTTCATTTTGTTTAATATATATATATTTATATTTAATTTTATAATTATTTAGTAAGTCTTTTGTGGCTTCGCAATAAGGACAACCTTCTAATAATACAACGAACATGTAATACATTAAATTACTCTATATTTTAATTATTGTTTTAGAGAATAATATCTAATCTCAATAATAATGCCAGGAGGTTTAATCCAATTATTAACAATAGGTTTACAAGATGCCCCTCTTGTTTTAAATCCAGAAATAACTTTCTTTAAAACAATATATAGGAAACACACTAATTTTTCAATCGAGCAAATCATTAAAAATATAGGTACTAAAAAATTCAATACATTTCACCAATTTAAAATTAATACTGTCTCTGATTTATTAGCAGGTGTACATTTTATAATTGATATTCCTTATTTTGATGTTGTTAAAACATATACAAATACTAAAGCTGTAACAAAGCCTTTTGTAATTAATGAATTAAGTGTCAATTATGATAATGTAAAAACTTATTTATTTTTTGAATCAACATCATCACATTATTATTTAATACCACAAACTTTCTTTAATTTATCAGCAAATGATGAATATTATAATAAAGTATTTGGTTCAGATTTAGAAAATAATTTATTAAAGGGATTAAATTTATTAACAACACAAAATTATGGTATTATTGTTGATATATTTCAATTAAAAGATTCAAGTCTAAATCAAGTTTTACCAATATTAAGATTAAATTTTAGTCAATGGGCAGAATTTTGGTTAAGATTTTTGGATTCTAAAAAATCTAGTTATGATTTTAATTATTTTACAAATATAGTTTCTCAATTAGCTATTGTTAAATATTTGCGTAATAAATTAGAATTAATAATATATGATGGTTTTGTAAATTATAATATATTTAATGAAAATAGTAAATATTTGAATTTTAAAAATGAAGTAATAAATTATATTATTTACGATGTAAACACAAGTTCAAATCCAATTTATGATACAGACTTTGCTAAAAACTATGCAATTACGAATAAT